AATTGTAGGAAATACGAATTGGAAATTCATACATATGCAAACTGAAGGTAATTATTTTCCAGAATGGTGTCCACTAGAAGATATTGAAGATGAATCATTTTGTAATTGTAATACTCGAATAGAAAATGAATAAATTAAGGAGAGTGTTTCTTAATGAAAAAGATTGTAGAATTAAAATACATAAACCCTTTAGAATTTGTAGCAACATATACTAGGAAAGAATTATCAGGAGAAAGAGACAGTCTAGAAGAAGAAGCAAAAATGCCCATCATTGATATAATTTCAAAAATTAGTGAGAGAGATTATTTTAATTTATTAGAAGCGTTCGATAGATTTGCTCCAGAAGTAGGGTTTTTATATTGTGGAGAACATGATATCTTTCATGAATATGAAAAATGTCCATTCTGCCAATTAGGGATACGAGTTGATCAATAATATAAAATATTAGGAGGAATACATAAAGATGAAACAATTAAAGTTATACAAATTTAATGATGGTGATTATGAACATTGGATTTTAGCAAACAATCTTGTTCAAGCAATAGATTATTTTGTTCATGATTATTGCGGAGAAGATGAATCACAGTTTGAATATGGTTTTACCATTAGTTTAGTTGGTAATGAAACATTAGATATTGAATTTGAAGATGAAGGAGAAAAGACTTCTTGGAGAAAGATTATGAATGAATGCGAAGTTATACCAATTTGTATTGGGACAAATGTAGATTAGGAAGGAGGAGTTTAAAGTGAATGTAAGATGTATTAAGGATGTTATATTAGAAACAGAAGATAAAGACGATATGGATAAAGGGATCAGATGTTTTACTTCTAGAAAAATATATCCAGTAGATCAATATACTAAAGGCTATTTAACAATTGATGATACAGGTAAGGAACATTTTCTATCAGACAATTGTGATCAGGAAGATAAAAATGATAAGTCTTGGTTTAATGAACATTTTGAATTAGTTTAAATAGTCGAATTTAAATGCTTTAAATTTGTTTTAGTATCCTTACTAAAGTTTCAGCTATAAAAGCAACAATAAGAGTAATTACTGTAAATTTTGATACTTCTTTGACTCTTACATTGATTATCAGTAATATAATGAATAAAATAAGTATAAGAATGTCAATTAACAAATCTACCACTCCTTAAAGTTTTATTATTATCATAACCATTTTACGAATTATATATTCAAAACTATTAAATAAGAAAGAAGGAAATTATTAATGAAAAAGAAATTCATTGCAGGAATTATTGGATTGTCAGTTATATGTATGCCATTAACAGGTTGTCTCGAACCAGATAAAGCAACTCAAGTAATGAAAGAGCAAAATGAAAATAAGAAAAATCAAGCAGCAAATATGATGGAACAAACACCTACACCAAATTTTAATCGTAGTCTAGAAAGAGAAAATATTATCAATAGACTTAAAAATACTAATGATCCAAATCAATTAACTTGGATTTATCCTATGAGCGCAGGGAGAGTTATTGGAAGATTCCCAGTCAGAGGTAAAATTACTTCAGGCGGCAAACGTTTAACATCTACACAGCAATTTCTTTCAGGTGGTAATTATACTTTAGGCGAAGCACCTGATGAAATGGGAGCCTATGGTTCAAGTGGAGATTATGTATTTTGGTTTGATCCTGCTGGCAGAGGCCCGTTTCAACATAGAGGTGATTATTTTGTAACTCCTGTACCTTATAAAATTGATTTAGGATATGGAACAATTACTTATGAAGTTGATGCAGGCGAAGAATCAAAAAGAAGTAATTATGAAGATCAAATTAAAAAGAATCAAATAAATGGAGGTAAATAATAATGAAAAGTTTAGGTAAAATTTGGTTGTCTGTATTAGGAATTGTATTTATTATTGGATTTGCTGGATTTGTATGGAAAACAGTTCTGTTTCCTGTCCATGTACTAGATAAAACTGCTGAAACTGGATATGGGATTGTGGATAAAACACTTAATGCTGATAATGCAATCTTTAATTATGAACAATTTTATGATCTTTATCAAGGAGCAAAACAACAAGCAGTTAATATTTCAAATAGTAAAACTCAAATTAATAACTTAAAAGAAACTTATGGCGAAGATGCTAGTAAGTATCCAAAAGATGTACGAAATGATTTATCTTTTCAACAACAAACTTTAGAGGGATATTTAATACAATATCAAAAGATTGTATCTGAATTTAACTCAAACAGTAAAAAATTAAATAGGGAATTGTTTAAAGCAAAAGAATTGCCTTATCAGTTGCCAATGGATTATAAAGAATTAGGAATTTAGTGAGATAGAGGTGTTATATGTAGTGTGTATTAAGACATGCATATAGCACCTACAATCAAAGCAGTATATGAAGTTATAAAAGAAAGGAGGAGAACAATTAATGAAATGTGAATCATGTTTACTTCGTGGAGAAGATGAAAATATAGAAGATTTTAATTTGCAATTAAATGTAACCGAACATCATTATCAAAAGTTCAATATCAAAGATGATGGAACACTAGAATACATAGATTCAGATGCAGACCAAACAATACATTTGGAATGTCCTCTATGTGGTACAAAATATGATTTAGATGTGGATTATCAAAACTTTGATTTACAATTGGAGGAACGACACGTTATCACAAGATTGGATTTTGCAGGAAATTATAAAGATGTAAATCCAATTGTAAATCTTAATGATTATAAAATTATTGAGAGGAAAGGTAATTAAATGAGATTATGGGCTTGTGCTTATCAATATGAAGAAGATGTATTTTATGACTTTGCACAAGATGATACTGCATATGGAATTGAATCAACTCAATTGTTACCAACAAAAGAAATTGCACAACAATTAATTGAAGATTTATTAAGTGATGATTATGTTCCAGTAGAAATTGAAATACATAGTTATAGAGAGAAAGGTATTATGTCTTATAGCATTGGTAGAGTGGATAGGTGGGCAGAAGATAATGAATGGAAGGATGAGGATTAATGTTTAATATGTTTGGTTGGACTTCTTTGTTGGCAGGATTATATATGATTATGGTGAGCATTATGATGAGTACAAAAAATTTTAGATCAACTATTTTCTTTAAATTTATACCACTTATTTTAGGATGTGGGAGCATAGGATCGGCATTAAAACTATTCGATATTATAGCACTTAAGTTATAAAATAAAGAAAGGAGAATTAATTATGGATATTCTAAACTTACATACAAACGTGTACGAATGCTACACCAATAAAGTAAAAGGAAATAAATTCCTAACATATGAAATGGTGCAGAAAAAACTCACCAGAAATTATCACTTATCCAAAAAAGTAAAATTAGGATCACAGGAATTATGCCTATACGGATGTCTTACTTTCCTAGTAGGAGAAAATTGTGTCTTATGGTTAAAGAATTATGTTGGAACTGATACATCTTGGTTTACTAAAGATATTAAGAAATATGAGAAACTGAATGAGCAATTAAGAATTGACAATAATGCTAAAGAATTAAAGTTTGACTAAATACTAAAATAAATATATAATGGAAGAGAGGAAGTAAATAATTGAATAATATGAACAAAATTATGATGCTTAAAGCAAATAGTCCTGCGATACATAAACTAGGTGATATTGGTCGCAATATTGATGACAAAATTAGGATTCATTCAGAAGATGATACACATTACATAGGGAATTTTGAAGAAGGATTTGGATTTATTAATGTAAAGTTTAACAAATTAAATTGTAGACCATTAACCAAAGAAGAAAGAGAAAATCTTAATGGTAGTTGGTATGGCATCAATGGCAATCCATTGTATAGAATTTATGTTGACGAAGAAGGAAATATTATTAATGGTAAAGTTTTAACAGTAAAGGGTATTATCAGTAAAGTTACAGATTCATTAGGAAATGATAAACATAATAATTTTATTAATTTGTCAGTTGAGTTTGGAGAAGATATTTTAATTGGTAGAAGCATTGTTATGTTGACTAATAAAGGGCCGATTACTACTTCAAGAGTGATTGATGTTGATATTAAAAATAATCAATATATAATTTATACTAAAAATAGTATCTATTATATAGAGGTTAAATAATGGCTGAAAAGATCATTGCATATCTTAAACAAGAAGCAGATAAAGAAGTTGCGAGAAAAGTTAAAGATATTAATTCGTATTTTAAGAAATGCTATTATAAGCACAATTTGAGACGCAGGTAATACATATTGAATGACTCATTAAGGGAGGTATAAGAACTGAACGAGAATGAAGAATTTGATAATTGGATGAACGAAGATGATGATCATATAATTAAATTTGAAGAGAATATTAATGGAAATATTTTTGCAATTGGAAGCTTAAATTTGAATAAAAATACAGGGAGTGTTTGTTTTTACGAATATCAAGGAATTCATTTATTAGATAATGTAAATTTAGACAAAGTTAGATATGCACAAGATTCTGACGAATGTAGAAAAAATCTTGTAGAAATTCTTCAAGAAGTACATGAATGGACTGTTTGAAATTAAGAATTTAAGTGGAAAGGATGTTAAAATCAATGAAATTAATTAAAGAAGAGTTTATTGAAAAACAATTTACCATTAGTGTTTCTGAAAGCGAACTTGGAGCAATATTAATTAATAGGTATTGGCAATATGTCTAACGACGAAATGAAAAATATAAGAAATGATCAGTATACATATTTAAAGAAATTACCAGAAGATAACTATCAAATGTACAAACAGATAAAGATAATTTTAGGAATGTCAGTTTGAGAATTTAAGTTGGAATAAGGAAGGATGAAAAATAAATGAGAAAAGTAGAAATGATTGTAACCAACGAAGAACAATTAAAAAATCCAGCAATAGTATATTCTATAATTACACAATGGATGCGTGAAGCAGGAGAAGATTTTGTAGATACTAATGAAAGTTTTATTAAAGGTGAAGAAATACTTGATTGGATGCTTAATAAAAATTATTGCACTAAAGAAAAATATGACTATATTATTGAAAATGATGAGACTTGGATACAGGATTTGTTTTTAGGATATGAAACTGGATTGTTAAATGGAGAAAGTTTTCCTTCTAGTAATAAAGCATATCAAATTATTTCTGAATACATATCAGAATCAAAAGAATTACGAGAGAGATTTATCTATTACTTTTGTACAAGTTTTAGTGAAAAGAAGGGAGATGAAAGTAGAGGTGGTATGAGTGGGAGTTATGATGCAGAAGATGGATTTTCAATTTGTTCTCATATATTAGAAATTGATTTGCAAACAAATACCATGACAAAAGAAGAATGGTTAGATCAGAAATGGTATGCCGATATTTCATTTACTGATGAATATAATTACTTAAAAGAAATGAGTTTTGAAGAAGCAGATAAACTAAGTGAAGAATTAGGTGGTTAGTCAATGGAAGTGTAGTTTTTAATGGATTTAGAAAGGAATGATAAAATGACAAGTCAAGAACAAAAAACAATTGATAAATTATATCAATTAATGTCAGACATCCAAAAAGAGAACAATGAATTCAGGAAACAAGTAAATGATCTTACGACTAAGATTAATACAAAAGTAGACACTAATCACTTACCCATAACTTTAGAACAAGATATTTTGTCAGTAGCACAGCAATCAATTCAAAGTGCAATTAAAGAATCTATGACCAAATATGATAGCCCATTAATCAAACTTGTTTCTTCGGTAATAAATGAGCATTCAACAGAATTGAGACAAATTATTTCAGATAGTTTTAATGAAGTAATCAAGAAGGATGATTTTAAGCAATCAATTATAGCAGGTTTCTCACATAAAGTTGCTAGGAGTATTATCAGTAATAATGATGGATTATTTGATAAAGTTAGTAATGAATTAAAACAAGATACTGTGTTTAAGTCTAAAATGGCATTAGCCGTAGCAAATGTTGTAAATGAGTGTTTAGATGGAAGGAGGTTAATCAATTGAGTTCATTTAGAAAAGAATTTAATACATATACTTTGGAAGAATTAAAAGATAATGAATCTGGTTTTACTCTTAAGGAATCATTTGTCCATGAAGATGAAGTTAATAGTATGCTTAATTCAATAGAAAGTGGTGTCAATATTATTAAAGAGGGATTAGAGAAAATACAAGGATTAAATGAAATTGATGACATTTATACTATAGTAAAATTATTGTCTGATAAATTATATTAATCTAGAGAAAGTTTTAAGGGATAATGGAAGGTGGTGATGATATATATGTTTGTAATATTCATTCTTGCAATAGTTATCATAGTACTATTCTTAGCAATACCACTATACGGTAAAATTGGACAGAAGATTGAAAATATAGAAAATAAAATTAAAGAGGAGATTAAAATTAATGAGAAATAATTTTGAAATTGGAGATTTGTTTGAAATGAATAAATTCACCAAAGGTTTAATTACAGTTGGAGTATCAGCAGTTGTTTTACTTGCAGGTTTTGCTTTATCTACTACAAAAATTAATCCAGGACATGCAGGAATTGTCTATAATGTATCTGGTGGCCTAGAAGATATTACATTAAGTCAAGGATGGCATATTGTAGCACCTTGGAAAAGCGTAAGAGAATATCCTATTTCTACTGAAACCGTATGGTTGACTAAAGGTGCAACTGAGGGTTCACCCAATGATGATTCATACAATACTTCTACAATGGAAGGTAAACCTGTGAACGTAGACGCTTACTTTACATATCATGTGAATGTAGAAAAATTACCTGCAATATTCAATCGTTTCAAAGGTGCAGATATTGAATCAATCCAATCCGGCTATCTTAAACAACAAGTGAAAACAGCATCACAATCTGTTACATCTAGTTATAGTGTTCTTGATTTATATGGCAATAAACGTTCAGAAATACAAAATAAAATTCATGACATATTGATTAAAGAATTAACTCCATTTGGTCTAGAAGTTGAAACGTTTAGTTTTGGAGAAATTCGTCCTGATACTGACACTATGAAAGCAATTCAAGCAAAAGTTGATGCACAACAAAAACTTCAGCAAATGGAAATTGAATTATCACAATCTACAGTTACAGCAAATAAAGCAAGGGTAGATGCTCAAGGGGTAGCTGATGCAGCAGTTATCAAAGCAAAAGGTGAAGCAGAAGCTAATAATCTATTACAAGCATCTTTAACTGATACACTTGTTAAATATCAATCTGTATTGAAATGGAATGGGGCATATCCTCAAGTTGTGGGTGGAAATCAAATGATTCAATTGCCAATTACAGATGGATCAGGGAAATAATAATAAATTTAAAAAAGAAAGAGGTAATAAAAATGTTTAACAAATTAATCGAAATGGTCATGTCAAATCCTAAACTAGCTAAACCAATGGTGAGTGAATTGGTAGATCAATATAAACCTTTATTGTATGGAATTGCAGAAGAATTATTTAATATCTATAAAGATTATGCTAATAATACTGAATATTTTGCTACTACTGCAACTGCTAAAAAGAATCAGTATGATGCTTATGTCAATGTAGGGTTTTCAGATGAACAATCTATGAGTTTAGTGTTAAATGATGCCAAGAAATTAGAAGAGAAATTGAATAAATTATCTTCAGGTGTTAAATCGAAAAAGTAATAGGATATGGGGAGTTAATTCTCCCCTTGTAAATAAAATAGGAGAGTGGTTAAATAATAGATATAAATAAAACCATAGAAAAACTTGAAGAATATAAGGCGTATGAGCGTAGTAAAGACCCATTTAATATTGAATTTAACAGGTTAATGAATGATGTGTATCCTTATGAAAAATTACATAGTATTTTTAAACTCGGTCAAGCGCATATGTTAGCGATGTTTAAAAATAACATATATCAATATATTTGTAATGATGACAAAGATTATATTGATGCTATTGTTAAACAGTCAAAGGAAGATCCAGAAATGAAGGGTTTCTTAGATATCTTGATTAAGAAAGAAAACAAAGATGAAATAAAAACTTGAAGAAACTGATTTATACGTTAGTAAATTTGAAGCTAATAAAGAATATAGACTAGAGGCAGATACAAAAGAATATGGTCATATTGCTATAAATAGGACGTTGGTTACTAAAGTTGACGTTGAATTGAATTCTATTGAATTTGAGATTCTTGCAGATAATAAAAAACAAGCAATTCCGATGTTAAAAAACATTTCATTTACTATGACAGACAACGATGGGAATATTGTTTTGAAGGTTTAAAAATGTTAAATTGGTTGGATTATAAGAAAGGAATGATAAAATATTGTATCAAGTATTTGACAACGAAAAACCAGCAGATTGTTTTAACTATGATTCAAAATATGGTTCATATTGGAGTATTTCTATCTATAGGACATTCGAAGAGGCTTGTGACTATGCCAATCGTTGGCTTGGAAAATTAAGTGAGGGAGTAGTTTTTACTTTAAATAAACCTTATGATTATTCTGGTTATGGAGATATTATTGAAATTAGAGATATAAGAGGAGATTGTGAATATAAATGAAAGAATCAATAAAATTAGACAATGGGAAATATGAAGTTATCTTAGATCAAGATGGAAGTAAGTTTAATTTTCATGCTCTAAGATATGGAGAGCAATGGAGAGATTTAGTCGGAGATAATCTTATTCTCGCTATGTTCTATAAAATTCAGGATTTAGAAGATAAATTGTTATCTTATGGAATTAAGTAGAAGAAAATGTTAGATTTTTTTTGAGAAAGAAGTGAATAATAATGGCAGTTATTTATGATTGTATGTATTGCGGAAAAGGAATCAGTTCAGACATGAATTTTGAAGGAAAAGCAATAGACTTCCAGAAGTGGTTTGATGATAAAGTTAAACAATTGTCTGATAAATGTGAATGTAGAAAAGATGGTACTGGTTGTCGTCATTTACATACTGAATCAACTCATCCTTATGGTTGGATTGCATGTAAAGATTGTGGTAAATTAATACATTAAATTGTAGTTCAATGAACCATTCGTTTTGGATTCTATAAAAATAATAAAAAGGAGAGTAATAAATGGGAGATATTAAGAAATATACAGATATTGTTCGTCTAGGACATAGATCAACAGTAGGAGTTTTAAACGAAGGGGATTACATAACTATAACTGAAAAATTAGACGGTTGTTTTCATTATGATACATTAATTACATTGTCTGATGGAAGTAAGGAGAAAATAGGCAAAATAGTTAATAATAAAATGCAAGTAGAAGTAATGACATTTAATTTTGAAAATAATAAATTAGAGCCGAAAAAAATAACAAGTTGGTTGAATCATGGAAAAAGCAAAAAATTTATATGTATGACGTATCAATCTCCTCTGAGACAAGGTGGTAGACCTAATAAAATTATATGCACAGAAGATCATTTGTTTTGGACGAGTAATGGTTGGAAAGAAGCAATACATTTAACAAGCGAAGATACTATATATACTTTTATGGAATCATTAGATTATGTCCAAGAACAATTGATATTAGGAACAATGTTAGGGGATTCTTCTGCCTATCCAACATTAGAAAATTACTCAAATGAGAGGAATAGAGGAATCGTTTATACCCATTCCAATAAACAAATAGAATATTCACAATTTAAAAATAAAATATTAGGTGGAAATTATTTAAAAAGTGAGGAAATAACTACTGGTTATGGAAGTGAAGCAACCAGAAGTCTTAGTATTTGTAGTAAACCAATAAATGAAATGGTTAATATGTGTATGAATGAAAATAATAAAAAACAGGTAAATGCTGAATGGTTACAAAATATAAATCCTATTAGTTTAGCTTTTTGGTATATGGATGATGGAAGTTTGAGCCATAACGATAATCAAAAGGATAGGGTAAATTTACATACAGAAGGATTTTCAGAAGAAGAAAATGATTTGCTAATAAATATGCTAAAGGATAAATTTAATATTATTTCTTCTAAATCATTTTATAAAGACCGATATTATAAAATAATATTAGATACCTATAGTAGTAATATTTTCTTTACTTTAATTGCTTGTTATATTCCAAAATGTATGCAATATAAATTACCTCCTGAATATCAAATGAACAAAACTTTCTGGGATTATTATATAATTACCAATACTGATGGATTATTTCCTATTAAAATAACAAATCATAAGGATATACCTTCTTACTTAACAACAATGGATAATTATGATTTAGAAATAGAGGATAATAACAATTATTTTGCCGGAGGAATTTTAGTACATAATTCTAATGCGTCCTTAAAACTTAATGAAGAAAATAAAGTAGATGGATTTTCTAGAAATGGGCCAGTAAATGAGTCTAATACTTTAAGAGGTTATTATAATTGGATTAAAGATAATATTAAACCTGAATTGTTAAATCCAAAGTATAGATATTTTGGTGAATATTTAGCATCTCATAAAATTCAATATAAATCTGAATATTATCAAAAGTTTTACTTATTTAGTATTTATGATGATGATTTACAAGAATATTTATCCGATGACATTATGGAAAGCGAAGCAATCAGATTGGGTTTAAATACAGTTCCTATTTTATACAAAGGTCAATACATATCATTTGAACACTTAATGAGTTTTGTTGGTAAATCAGATATGGCAGTAAATTATGGTGAGGGAATTGTAGTTAAAAATGTAAAATATAAAGACAAATATGGCAATCAATGTTTTGTAAAACTAGTTCATGAAGAATTTGTAGAAATACAAAAACAAAAACCTCCTAAAGACCCTAATCGACCTGCTACACCAGAACAAGAATTTGCAAATATGTGCGTTACTAAAGCTAGAATTGATAAAATGTTACATAAATTAGTTGATGAAGGTATTCTTGAATCTGATTTTGGGATTGAAGATATGAGGGTAATTCTTAGCAACTTAGGTAATAGAATTTATGAAGATATTCTCAAAGAAGAAAGTGACTCTTTGCCTGAAGGTTATGAGGTTCAAGCATTAAGAAAAGCGATTGGAAGTAAAATACCTAAAATTGTCAAGGAAATTATAGCAAATCCATAAAAGGAAAACCCTGTAACCCTTGCTACATAAGGGTTTCTAAAATCAAATAATCCAATAAATGGATATTTTTATATGCTTATAAAGGAGGGAAACTATAAATTGACATTAATCCATTGCAGAAACTCAGACTGTAAATATTATTGGGAGGATTCATGTACAATTGCTTTAGAAAGTAGGAAAATAATTGCACTTGATGAAGACGGTAAATGTGAAACACAAGAAGATGGTATTAGTGATTATTATAAAGATGGATAATTTAATAAATACTAAAATAAAATATTGACATATGGTTGTGAAAATGTTATACTTAGTATGTGGTTAGATTATGTGAAATAAATAAGAATTGAGGTGAGAGAATGAAAGATTTAGTAGTTGGTAGATCAGAGGGAGTTGCTTACTCAAACAATAATTTTACATACAGTCAGTTTAAACAACCTAAACAACCTATTAAACCAATATTAAAACATACTGAAACACATTTTATTGATCTAATGGTTAATGAAATTAAAGAAGCAAAAAGCGATACTGATATTAAAAATATTCTATATCAAGTATATATTACTACTCAAATAGATTCTATGATTAGGAATGAGTTCGATTGCTATAGAAATAATAAATAAAATATAAGGAGGATATAAATACATATTATGCTTAATACATTAATGAATAATGCTAGAGTTTATCAGATTACTTGTGTTAATTGGGAGCATATTGAGATGGGTTATGTAGCTATGTTAACAGCTAAAGAAAATTATAATTTTGGAATGACAGATTATAAAGATCCAGACTATGAGGATAGGCCACGTAAAGAAGTGTCTTTCGTAGGAAAAACAGTGGATGAAACATTACAAAAAGCATGTGATTTTCTAGATACGTTGAAAGTTTAGTTTCATTCTATATAGGAGGTGATTTAATATTACATATTTAGCTTGGTATACATTGGTCATTACAGCACTATCTACTTTAATAGTTGTTTTTGGAAGTAAGAAAGAATCTAGTGAACGCTTTTTAATTGCTTTGTTCAATGCACCAGTTATAGTGTTTACTTATAATTATCTGTTCAATAAATAAAGTATTGGAGGAATAAAAATGAAAATTGGATTCGTTGGTTTAATTGGAATTATATTAATAAATCTAACTATTGGAGCATGGTCTGTAATTGAAATACTATCTTGGTTTGGTAAATCAATTCCTATGGTAGCAAATATTGCAATCGGATTATTTTTAGGTGAGTTTTCAATCCCATTAGCCATTGTAGGAAAGATATTGAAAGTTTGTGGAGTATTTTAAGAAAGGAGATGTAAAATATGAACATAGTAATTAATGATAAAAAGAATTTTAAATTACCAAAAATGCCTTTTGTAGTTTCAGTGGGCACTAATGATTTTAGATTAGTTACAATAAAAGAGAATAAAGAAGGATATAATTTCTTTTTAACTGATTTCTATAAAGGTTATACATGGTCTAGTGATTTATATACATCTGATTTTCTTGAAGAAAAACTCAAAAGTAAAGAATGGTTAATTATTGAATCAACTTTAACCATTGAAAATAATTAAGGAGGTGATAATCATAAGAAAAGTAAGATTCCTTAAAGACTTTAATTACTTCAAGAAAGATACTTATAGAGTTATTATGGAAGAAACTGCATTGCATTATCGTATTCAAGTTAATTTGGATAGTGATGAGCTATATTGGTTGCATAAGACAGATTGTGAAGATTTGTTTGTTGTGGTGGAGAGGAGTTAGATATTAAAAGTGGAAAGAGAATTCATTAGTGTTGGAATGAAGGTAATACCTCATTCAAAAAGCGTATGTGGTTATGGAGATTTAAACAGCAGTATTAATTGGCAACATGCTACAAGGATAAATCAACCATATTTATTTGTATCAAGTATTTATCCTGCTTATATTGTTTTAGATTTTATAAAAGATTCAAATAGTGGTGATTATTTCTTGCCAGAAGATTTTGAACCATACATAGAAGAAAATCAAGAAATTAATAATGAAAGTAGGAATATTAAAATGAAAAAATCTGATCTAAATAGTTCAATGTTATTTAAAATGCGTGATGGGGATTTGTGTGCTTTACTGGATGATAATGAAGGTAATAAAGTATTTTGCAATAAAGAAGATATTGAGCAAGGATATAGTTCATATCATGTATCAATTAATGATTATGATGAGGAATTGTCTAGCGAAGGTGATGATTATGATATTGTTGCAATTAAGCAATTGGATAGTTGTGTGAGGGTTGTATGTGATGTTTTAGAGGAGAATGAACCAGAAGAATGGGATTGGGTTGAAGAGGTTAAGAAGGTTGAGGATGTAGAGAATGATAAATCAGATAATGAAAAGAATGTAGTAAATAATATCACAATTAATATTACTGTTGATGCGAATGATGATCCGGCTAACTTCTTGAAACAACTTAATGATGCTCTTAGGAAAAATGGATTTCATTAAGAAAATAAATTGAATGTGGAATTTTAATTGGTTTGTTAGAAGTTAGAAATAAAATGTTTGACATGGCTTTAGTTGTGTGGTATAATTATTAAGTAGGTTAAAAATAAATAATATTTTAGAGAAAGGATTGGTTTGTTGAAGAATAAAGGCAAGCGTAGAGTTCCGATAAAAATTTGTAAACCGCCACCTTCTTTCAATATATTTTAAGAGATCATGTGCATTAAGTAATAAAATAAAATTATTGAAAGAAGGAATTAAACAATGACTGAAAACAATGCAAATACACTACTTAGAGAAGCTGAGAACAAAGTAACAATTGAAGGAACAGTATCAGAAATTAATATCGAAGTAAAACAAGTACAAGGTAAAGAAGCGATTACTGGAGAAGTTGTTATTCAAACAGAGGAAAATTCAATTCATACAGTTGATGTTTTCGCTTATAAATTGAAAAAAGATGGAAATGATAATTCGGTATTCAAAGGATTGACAACAATAATGGATGAATATAAATCCATTGCAAAGGTTGGCAAGGAGGAAGCTGATAAAGTAAGAATTACTGGGGCAAAACTTGTAGTAAATGATTACTATAATCCTGCTGGCGAATTGAAGTCTCCTATTAAAATCAATACAAATTTTGTTAATAGATTAAAACCTGGAGAAGAGTATGAACCAAAAGCAGAGTTTGAAGTGGAAGTATTCATACATAAAATTAATGACGAGATAGATAAAAAAACTGGCGATTTAACAGGAAGAAAAATAATCAGTGGATTGGTTCCTATTTATGATGGAAAAGTAGTTCCTATGGAGTTTATTGTAGCGGATAAAGAATATATTGATGCCGTAGACTCTATGTATGAAGCAGGTCAAACAATTAAAATTTATGGTGATTTGATTAATACAGTGTTTACTACCAAAAAAATAACTGCCGTTGCAATCGGAAAACCAAAAGAAACTACAACAACCATCACAACAAGAGAAATGGTGTTCACTGGTGGCACAGAGCCATATGTTGAAGATAGTCCTTTACTATTCAACATGGAAACCATTAAAAATGCAATGACAGTAAGAGCAGAGCATCTTGAAGAATTAAAAAATAAAAAATCTAATACTACAAGTGGAAAAGGTAAAACTACATCTTCTACACCTAAAAGTGGAAAAGACCTACCGTTTTAAGAATTGTATAATTAAAACTAATTAGTGAATAAGATAATAAGGATAGGTGAATACACCACCTATCCTCCAAATTGAAAGGGGATTATTATATTGGATATTTTTAACCCACAAGTGTCTGTTGTTGCAAAAGGTTTAGAAGGAAAAACAATTATGGTTTATGGCGGGAACAATTTAGGCAAGACGTTACAAGCAACAAGAATGAAAAAACCATTATATCTTCCATTTGAAAAAGGACTAAATGCAATTTCAGGAGTGCCACATGTCCCAATTAATTCATGGGCAGATTTCAAGAAATGGAATAAACAATTAACAAGTATTGGATCTGTGGGAAAAGCCAGAGAGTTGTATTCTACTATTATTTTTGATGAAGTTGAAGCATCAGCTAAATATTGTCAAAAGTATATTAATAGCGTGTACGGTGTTTCAAGACTAAAAGATGGAAATGAAGGATTTGGCTTATGGAAAGAATATGAAACCGAATATTGGACAGAGATTAATCAATTGACAGGTGCAGGATATACTGTTATCTTCATTGCACACAAAACAGAAAATAAAAATGGCTTAACTCTTCCAAAAGGTGATAAAAGAGCATTAGAACCAATCATTGACAACTGTGATATTGTTGTATACCTAGAGTCAAATGGCGTAGATGAGGATAAAAAAGTAATTAAATCATCTGGATATCTCGCTCAAACTGATACGTATTTTGCCAGAAGTAGATTTGATTATATTGATACATACATCAAAGAATTTACGGCAGAGAATTTAGAAGATGCTATTGTTCAAGCGATTCAAAGACAAGAAGAGGCTGAAGGCGTTAAAGCAGTTTCTTTTCAAGAACAAAAAACAACTTTTGAATCAGAAGTTCTTGATTATGATCAATTAATGACCAATATCGGTACTATAGGTGAAAAGTTTATCAACTCTGATAATGTGACGCAACTTGTGGAGATAGTAGAAAAATATCTTGGTAAAGGCAAAAAAGTGAGTGAGTGTACTAAATTGCAAGTAGAAGTAATGTCTGTTATTTATGATGATCTAGTAGATAGAGCAAAAGAATTGTCAATATAATATAAGTATTGTGAGTAGGCAGGTGTTAATTTATGCCTGTCTACTTATAATGTATTGGAGTTGATTCAATGGGAAGAGGAAGACCATGCGTATGTCCTTTGTGTAAAACTACGGTTAATAAAGAAGATGCATTTGAATATAAAAAGAAATATTACCATGTTGATTGTTTTAGTAGTATGTCAAGACAAACCACTAAAATAGAAGAGAGTAAACAAAAACAAAAAATTGAAAAAGTGAAAGATAAACTACAAAAAGAAACTTCTATTCAACCTGAAGCAGAAATTTCAGATGAAGAAATATTGGCAAAAGATGTGCTATTTGATTATCTAAAAAAATTACTAAAAATACCAAAACTTAATGTTAAAACATATAAATTACTAAAAGATTATTATATTACTTATAAATTTAGTTACAATGGTATGTTGACTACATTAAAGTATTTTTATGAATTGCAAAATAATCCCATTGTATCGGACTGCGTAGGAATTATACCTTATACATATGCTGAAGCTCAAGAGTACGAACAGAGGAAAAAAGAAATTATTAAACAAGTAAATACATTTGATATGACTGAAGCAGTTACTCCTAAAGTAGTTAAAATAAGGAAACAAAATGAAAACAACATTAAACTAATTAATATTGACGATTTGAGGTGAACACACTGAGTCTATCATGTAAGCGAAGCTACCTTCAAATACTAGGTTGTTTATTACAAAATCCTGAACTATTAAGTGATAGTAGATACACTGTTGATAGAGATGATTTTGAAGAAATATTTCATAAGATGATTTTTGCTTCAATACACAACTTATATTTACAAGGCGTAAAAAGTATTGATTACATAGCAATTGACAATTATTTATCTCCATATGAATTACAGTATAAAATATTTAACGAGAATAATGGAATGGATTATATTATCGAGTGCAAAGACAATAGCAATCTTAATAATTTTGATTATTCTTATGAAAGAATGAAGAAATTCAGTTTGCTAAGAACTTTTATTGAACAAGGAATTGATATTGATGAAATTTACAATGAAGCAATTGTTGAGCCAAGAGAACAAGAAAAAATGCAAGCAAAATTTGACAATTTGTCTGTTCAAGATATTTTTAACATAATTGAAAAAAAAGTTATAGATATTAAAAATAAGCATTTAATGAACATAAGCAATCAAGGTCAAAAAGCAGGAGAAGGGTTATATCAGCTAAAAGAAAAATGCAAAGAAGCACCTGACATGGGTATTCCAATGGCAAGTAATATAATGAATACTATCGCAAGAGGAGCAAGATTAAAAAAGTTTTATCTAAGATCAGCACCAACTGGTTTGGGGAAAAGTCGTTTAGCAGCCGGAGATGCCTGTAGTTATGCTGTACCTTACATATGGGATTTAAAAGAAAAGAAATGGATGTATAGAGGCATATCAGAACCTACTCTATATATTACAACGGAATTAGAAATTGAAGAAGTACAAACAATGCTTGTGGCCTATACTAGTGGAGTTGAAGAGGATAAAATATTAGATGGTAAATATAAAGAAGATGAAGAAGAAAGAGTAAATCAAGCAATAGAATTTATTGAACAATCTCCATTGTGGATTGAATATATGTCTGATTTTAACATTGAAGACATCGAAACAGTTATCAGAAGATATCAAATTGAGAATAAAGTACAATATATATTATTTGACTATCTACATACATCCATGAAACTTATGGCTGAAATTGCTAACATATCTAAAGGTATGAAATTAAGAGAAGATCAAATATTATTAATGTTCTCAGACAGATTAAAAGCAATGTGTAATAAATTTAATGTTCATATTGATAGTTCAACCCAAACAACTGGTGAATACAAGAATGTAAAAGATGCTGACCAAAATGTACTTCGTGGAGCTAAAGCCATCGCCGACAAGATAGATTTAGGAGTCGTAGCATTGGAGCCTACTGCATCAGATTTAGATTCATTAAAACCCATACTATCAAAAGGAATATATCCTGTGCCCAATATGGTTTACCATATTTATAAAGTAAGGCGTGGCAAACTTTCAAGAGTGAAGTTATGGTTGTATGTTAATCTTGGCAATATGCGATTGACGGAATTATTCCTTACAAATAATAAATACGAGGTTATTCCTGTTGAATCTACAAAAATTGAAATGATTGATGCTATACTTGATGAACATTCAGTTGATGAGAAAGAGTTAGTAATAGATAAGGAAGACGAAGAGAATTCAACTAAAGCACTCTTTAGTTTTTAGGGGTGTGAATAAAATGCTTGATAAAGAAAGAATTAAACAAGAATTAGATGAACAAGATATAATAATGCTTCTTAAAGACTTAGGTAGTGAAGATTCACATAGAGACAAAGACAACAATTTATTATTTCAAACTGTTTGTCACAACAGTAGTGGAGGATCATATAAATTACATTATTTTAAAGATAGTAAGACATTTCATTGTTATACCGCATGTAGTGATACTTTTGACGTTTATGAATTAGTAAGACGTTCTAAACTAAACCGAAATATTAAACTTAGTTTTTACGAATGTATCAAATATGTTGCTGCACTTACTAATAAGAATATCCATATGTCTTCAATATTCTCTAAGCTTGATAAGGATTATATTATAGACGATTGGGATTGGATAAAAAAATACAAAAGAGTTTTAAAGCCAATAGTAAGTTTATCTGTGGTAAATGATACTGTACTTGATGTATTTCAAGGAATCTATCATCAAACATGGATCGATGAAGGTATATCAATTAAAACAATGGAAAAGTACGGAATTAAATATTACATTAAAGATGATAAAATTGTGATTCCTCATTATGATATTAATAGCAATTTAGTTGGTATTAGAGGCAGAGCACTAAGAGAAGATGATATATTAGCTAAAAAGAAATATATGCCCCTAATAGTTGAAAAACAACAATATAGTCATCCATTAGCTTTAAATCTATATGGACTAAACCATACTCAAGAAACGATTAAAAAGATTAAAAAGGTAATAATATTTGAAGGAGAAAAAAGTTGCCTTAAATGCGAAGATTTTTATGGTGAAAATAATTTTTCTATTGCTGTATGCGGTATGTCAATCTCTCCACAACAAAGGAGTATGATATTATCTCTTCAACCTAAAGAAATATTTATTGGATTTGATAAGCAATTTAAGGACACTAATAGTAATGAAGCTTATAAATTTGCAGAAAAACTCCTTAAAATAGCAATGCCATTTACACCATATTGTCAAGTATATATATTATGGGATGATGCAAATTTACTTGATCACAAAGATAGTCCATGTGACAAAGGAAAAGAAATTTTAGAGGTTTTAATGAAACATAAATATGAAATAAAAACAAAAAATGGGGAGGAAGTTCAACCATGCAATATTTCGTAAGTGATTCAAAATTTAGTTATAGTAGATTAGATTTATTCGACCAGTGTGCTTACAGATATAAATTAAAATACATTGATGAGCATCATTCTGATAAATCTGCTCTAGCATTAGAACTTGGTACTTTAGGTCATATGGGAAAGGAAAAATGGGGACAATATTTAATTGATGATGAAGAGCCTGACTTTGGATACATTCAACAAATTATTGAAAATGGATTAGAGATACATAAGATAGAAATTCTAAATGGCATAGAGGTAGAAAACGAAATTGAAGATATACTTGGAATTAAAGACATAAAGAAAAAATACTTTGATACTTATTCCGAAATATGCAATAAATCAGGAATGACATATGATGAAAAAATAAACCTATATTTAGATCATTTAAAAACTATACCGTTAGAAAATGGTTGGAGTGTATTAGCAGTAGAGAAAGGATTTAGTTTTACATATAAAAATAAATATACTATTCGCGGATTCATTGATAGGATTGATATTAACGAAAATGGAGATTTAAGAGTAGTTGACTATAAAACATCTAAAGCAATATACCCAGATAATAAAGTAGTAACACCTTTACAAATGTTTATATACGCAATGGCATGTGAAAAATTATATGATAAATTACCAATTGAATTTATTTATGACTTTATCTTCATAGGAGCAAAACAAAAAGCATGTACAAAAGGATATTATAATAGAGGAGTAAAAAAACTAGATAAATTATTCGCTAAACTTGAAGAGTGTCTAGAAAAAAACGAATATATTCCAAAACCAACTCCTTTATGTTATTGGTGTGATTTTTCAAATAATACTCCATTGGCAGATAAAAACCTAAAACATTTATGTCCATATTATTCTTTATGGACACCTAATAATAAAACATTTGATGTAAATAAAAAATATGGTGAAAAGATTGAAATCAATAATGAAAGAG